CTCTTTATTTTAATAAAATAAACGATATAAGGAATTTAATATGGCGAATTCAACATCAGCAAATTTAAAACTTACAGTACAAGCAACTGGAGAAAATTCAGGAACTTGGGGACAAATTACAAACACTAACCTTTTAATTCTAGAACAAGCAATTGGTGGTTTTACTACTTTCAATATAACTAATGCTGCTAGATCTTTAACTTTTACTAATGGTGCTTTATCAAATGGTAAAAATGAAGTAATTAAACTAACAGGTACATTGGCTTCTAACTTAACAGTTAGTGTTCCAAATTCAATTGAAAAAACATACATTGTTGAAGATGCATGTAATCACGCTAACAATACTTTAACTTTTAAAACTGCTTCTGGAACAGGTGTTGCTTTATGTGAAGGTCACAGCTACACTTTATATTCAGACGGAACTAATATTGTAAAAGCATCTGAGCTAAAAACATGGAGAGCAATATCTGCAGCTGAAACAGTTCAACCCGGTGCTCAACTTTTAGTAAATACAAATGGTGGAGCAGTTACAGTAACACTACCGGCGTCACCATCTGCTGGTGATGAAGTTGCATTTATCGATCAAGGTTATGATTTCAATACTAACGCATTGACTGTTGGTAGAAACTCTTCTAATATAGCTAACGCAGCATCAGATCTTGTAGTTAATACTCAAGGTGCTGGTTTCTGTTTAGTATTTTCAGGAGATGCTACAACAGGATGGACGTACAAGGAGAAATAGAATATGTCAAATTACGAAGCTACAAAATACGATTTTTCGGGTTCAAACCTTACAGGTATCGAAGGAATTCCTACGGCAACTATTGTGCCATGGTCTTCTGCTTCAGTGCCAACAGGTTTCTTAGAGTGTAATGGTCAAGCAGTTTCAAGATCAACTTACGCTGCATTATTTGCAATCGTAAGTACAACTTATGGATCTGGAGATGGTGCATCTACATTTAACGTGCCTAATTTGCAAGATAACGTTGCAATGGGTAAATCTGGAACTAAGGCTTTAGCATCAACTGGTGGAGCAAATACTGTAACATCAACAGGAAATGTTGGTGGTTCAACAGCTAATGCAACACTAAGTACATCGCAACTTGCATCTCACTCTCACCCACAAGGTAGAGGAAATGGTGGTGCTATGCAAGGGCCAGGTCCAACTCACCCATTTTTACAATCTGGTGGTGGACCAGGTAATACTGGAAGCACAGGTTCTGGTACTGGTCACTCTCACAACATGAGTGCAACTTTTTCTGGAGACGCAACTTCAGTTTTACAACCTTATTTAACAATTTTATATATTATTAAGACTTAGGAGAAATTATGGCAACAAACGGATCATGGACAGTAGTATTTGATGATAAAATAATCATTAAACAATCAGGTGATGGAGCTGGAAATGCTTACACTATTGATGATAATGCTTTTTGGGCAACTACTGATTTTCAAAATATTTGGGCTATTCATTATGGAAATGCAGTTTCAACAGATGAAGTAGAACACAGAGATACTACACCACATAATTCTTTAGAGACTGAAGGATTAGACTTTCAACAATTTATAGATAGATGGGATTCTGCTCACTTAGCTAAATTACAAGCTGATTGGGATGCCGATGTTATTGAAGTTTGGTCAGGTGAAGTTAATAATTCAGTTTTAGAATCTACAGAAAGTGAAGCTGATCAAATAGCTAGAAAAGGTCCAAGACCCACTTCTTACTCTTCATAATCTAGTATAAATAAAGACGCAGTATATCTTTTAAGATCTGGAACATTACTCGCATGATTAGAATGATACCACAAAGATGGAAATAAAATTGCTCTATTTTCTCTAAATCCCACATGAACATCTAACTCACCATCAGTATAAAAAACTGTACCGTTTGTAACAGCTGTGGGACCAGCTAACATTACTAATATATTAATTTTATTTTCTTCATCTTGATGTGGGTGAAAACGATCTATATTTCTCATATCTATACCACTATCAGGATTTAATTTTTTAATTTTTATTTTAAATTTTTTCTCTGCTTGTGTAACAAAGGTGTCTAATAATTTTTTATCTTGAGATAAAACAAATCTACTACCATAATAATTTTCTTTTTTTCCATCATAGAATCTAGGAGTGTAGTATAATTTAGTTGTAATATGATTTTTTATATTTAAAAATAAATTATCTTCAAAATAATTATCTATTATTTTTATCATACACCTCTTAAATTCATCCAAGAAGTTAAAATATATTTTTCACCGGACAAAGGTGAATTACCTCTATGAATGTATGGAAAAGCTGCTGGCCAAATAACTATTCTACCCTTTTCTGGTTTTACTCTTTTAGAAAAGTGTAAAAATTCTGTTTCTCCACCTTCTTTTACATCATTTAGATATATTGAATAAACAAAAGCTCTAGGTTCATTTTCATGTCCTTTACCATGTTCAACATGCCACAAGTGATATCCTTCTGTAGGTAAAGTTTTTTGAATTTTTAATGAAGTAAAATGAAATGGTTGACCATAAGCTTCTTCAGCGCCCGTATGTTTTGTATAATGTTTAAAAGCCATATCAAAATTTAACATTAAAGGTTTTAATTCCTCCCACCAAATTTCTATATTACTTGCATTTGCAAAATATTGTTGATCTTGTTTTGACAAAACACCACTTTGTTCAAAACCTATTCTGTTTATAGTGTTATTAAACTTATTTTGATTTTCGTATAGTTCAATAGCTTTATCACAGTCTTCAGGTGTAATGTAATTATCATATATACCTATGAAATTATTTATATTTACTGTTTTTTCTTTCATATTTTTCTGCCTAATAATTTTAAATCTTCTTTACTAGATTTTAAACCTGTTGTTTTTAAATAGTTATCATATTTATGATGAGTAAAAAATCCATTTTTATTTACATAATGAAAAAATACTTGCGCCATTCCTTCTCCTTTATATATACCAGGTCTACCATGTTCTTGATCACAACCTGCATATAAAATACCATCTCCTTCTTCTAGTTCAAAAGACGTACCTTCAACTTCTATTGGCCAGTTATCATATTTTTTTATACATGCTGTAACTGATATTTCACAAGAAGGTCTATCTTTATGAAAAGAAAGACTTCCACCAAACACATAATATCTCCAATAAGAATAAGTTGGAAACAATTTAAAATTAGATTCTTTTTCTACTATAGGTAATTTTATATCTAGTAAGGATGTCATTAAAGGATCTGCGCTCCAACTAGGAGAAAATACTTGATCATCAATTGTATAATCTTTATTCGAATCTATTCTATTGTAACAATATTTTTGTAGAGTAGGCAATTCTTTTTTTGATATAAAATTTTTTAAAAGTTTAAAATTTACTGCAGCCATGCTACTATACTATACCTTGTTCCCTTCAATACTGGTTCAATTGTGTGGGGATATAAAAAATTACTTGGAAAGAAAACAATAGAATTTTTTTGTAATTTAATTCTTTTTATTTCCATTTCTTTTTGATCTGTAAAAACTAAATCTCCTCCTTCATAATTATCATTTAAATTTATAATAACACTTAATGATCTTGACGCGGTGCTAAAATGATCTGTATGTACTTTATAATTACCGCCTTGTTTATATTTTAACAAATCAATTTGATTTATTTTATTACTTTCCATTTTTGGAAATTTAACTTTATAATGAATATATAATCTTTCTATTTCTGTTTTTATATAATTCCAATAAAATATATTAGTAGGAGTTTTTAAATTTAATGAATATCCTTTAACACTTCTTATTTTTTTATCTACAACACCTCCTCCGATTGTGAGATCTTCAATAGCCTTGTGATCTGTTAAAGACATTATTTTTTTAGAAAAATAAGGATTTACTATATTGTTTAACATAACAATTGCTTCTAAATGATCCATAATTATGCTACTTTCATTCTTTATAAAACTAATATATAAGCTACTATATGCTACAAAAATTAAATTTCAAGCCTGGTTTTAATAAACAAGACACAGAATCTGGTGCCGAGGGGCAATGGACAGATGGTGATTTTGTTAGATTTAGATATGGATTACCTGAAAAAATAGGTGGTTGGAACCAACTTACAGCTGCGTCTAAAACATTACCAGGTGCTGCTAGAAAACAACATAGTTTTAGTTCTTTTGCAGGTGAAAAATATGCAGCCATAGGAACATCTCAAGGTTTGTTTTTATACTATGGTAATGATTTTTTTGATATTACTCCTTTAGATACAGCAATTACAGGATGCACATTAACAACTGTTAATGGTTCAAATGTTTTGCAAGTTAATAAAGGATCACATGGTTTGGCTGTTGGAAGATATGTGACTCTATCTGGGGTAACTGTTACAGGTGCATCAGATTTTACAGCTGCAGAATTAGAAGTAGTTTATGAAATTTTAACAGTTGCAACTGTAGATAAATTTACAGTGCAAGCTGTAAGAGCTGAAGGGGGAACTGGTATGACTGCAGCAGGTGCAGCGACTGTTAATCCTTATGTTGAAGTAGGGCCTACTACTCAGACCGCGGGTTATGGTTGGGGAACTTATTTATGGGGAGACTCTACGTGGGGCACTGAAAGAACTATAAGTAGCGTGACTCTGGATCCAGGAAACTGGAGCCTAGATAACTTTGGTGAGGTTCTTGTTGCAACTATATTTAATGGTAAAACTTTTACGTGGAATTCAGGGGCATCAAATGCTAGATCAATAAGGGCATCGCAATCAACAAGTAATTTTCAAACAACAAACAATCCAACGGCTACTAGAATTTCTATTGTATCAGATAGAGATAGACATGTATTTCATTTAGGGACAGAAACAACTATTGGTGATGCTTCGACACAAGACCCGATGTTTGTAAGATTTTCAAATCAAGAAGACTTAAATACATACACACCAACAGCAACTAACACTGCAGGTACTTTTAGACTAGATACAGGTAATGAAATTAGAGCAGCTATACAAGGTAAAGATTATATTTTTGTAGCAACTGATCTTGCAGCTTATGTAATTCAATTTGTTGGTCCACCTTTTACTTTTTCTGTTAGACAAGTTGGTACCAACTGTGGGTGTATTGGTCAACATGCTATGTCTTATGCAAATGGTGCTGTATGGTGGATGTCAGCTGAGGGTGGTTTTTTTGCTTATGATGGTACGGTTAAATCATTACCATCACTTGTAGAAGATTTTGTATTTAGTACAGACGCAGGTAATTTAGGTATTAATTTAGATTCAAGTGATACTATATATTCCGCACCTAATTCTTTATACACGGAAATAAATTGGTTTTATCCAAAAAATGGATCTGATCAAGTTGATAGATGTGTAACTTATAATTATTCAGAAAATGTTTGGACAACTTCATCATTAGCTAGAACTACGTATCAAGACCAAGGAGTATTTAATGCTCCTTATGCAACAGAATATAGTAAAACTGGAACACCTGTATTTCCAGATATATTAGGTATTACAAATTTATATGGAGCTAGTATTTA